TCCCGCCATCCTTCGCCGCCGGCGTACGGCTGGGCGAGCAGCTTGGCGAGGTACGCAGCGTCCACCTGTGCCTTGCCGCCGCCGTACACCATCCATCCGATCAGCTCGCCCGTCGGACTCGTGAGGCAGTCGAGGATGCGCCGCTTGGCCTCGACCTCGGCCAGCACGCGGGCCGGATCCCAGTTGGCGATGTGCCGCTGGTTCGCGCGCGTGTCCGCCACAAGTCGGGCTTGCGCTTCGCCGCCGTGGAAGTCGTCTGCGCGATACTCGAAGGTGATGCCCTTGTCCTCGGGCAGCCAGCGTCCCGAGTCCGCCTCCCGCGCCACCCGTTCGTCCTCGTCCAGCGCGCGGCGGAGGTAGGCGACCAGCTCGTCCATGCCGGTCACTGCGCGGGGCGGCAGCGGCAGCCGTCCGTGCTCCTCGACCTGCTCGGGCTGCGGCCTGTCCTCCGGTGCGATCGAGAACCGCTTGGCCTGGATGCCGCTCTCGCCGGGGCATGCGCCGAGGTGGCTCGGTCCGCCGTGGGCGAGGCGTGGTTCGCCGCAGCGTCCGCAGATGGCTCCCATGCCGGGGTCGGGCAGGCGCCCACCTTGCCGAGGCTCGTCCATGCCGGTCACGATGGCGGCTGCTCGCGGATCAGCACGGCACGCCATCCGGTCGCCTCGACCTTGAGCGACATTGCCTGCTCCGGGAGGCGGCGGTCGGCGCCGGGGCCGAACGGCGTGATGTCCACGGCCGGCTCGTCCACGCCCGCGTGCAGCTTGAACCTCAGGGCCGAGTCGGGCTCCGCCTTCAGCTCGTAGGCGATGACCTTGCCGCCACTCTCGATCTCGACGCGGATACGGTCGGCGGTGGGTTCCATCATGCCGCTCATGCTCCCATCTCGGCGTTCACCAGCGTCCCCGTCCGCGCTTGCGCCGGTACGCGGTGTGCATGCGCCGGATGCGCGGATTGCAGCGACGCCACCAGGCACGCCACGCCTTGATGTCGCGCGGCCGGATGGTGACGGTGATCGCCCGGTCGATGGCGTCCGGCAGTAGAGACGGCCCGTCCCAGATGCCCGAGAAGGTGAGCGTGGTGTTCTCCAGCTCGGCAAGCCGTCCGCTGGCCCAGGTCGACTCATCGCTCTCGGTCTCGACGGTCGTGGTGATGGTCGCGTTCGTGTAGTCGACCAGGTGGACGCCGCCGATGCTCAGCGTCGCGTCGGTCAGCCGCACGGTGGCCATCAGCCCTGCCGCCTCTCCGACTTGCCCAGCTCGCCAGACGCCTCCAGCGTGATGGTCGCACCGCCGGTCGGCAGCGTCTCCATCCACATTCCCTCCGCGGATGGCTGGGTCACGGTGTGCGTCTCGATGCCGAGTGTCGCGAGCACGCCGGGCCCGTCGAGCTGCAGCTCGTACGTGAAGCCGTCCTCGCCGGTGATCTCGACGCGCACCTTGGCGGCCGTGAGCTTCGCGGATCCCATGGCTCATGCTCCCATCTCGGCGGCGCGGCCCTGCTTGTGGCGCCAGTCCTGGTAGGCGGACAGGCTGTCGAACTCGCCGTTCGACTCGAAGCGCACCGCGCTCGTAAGCATCGCGTTGTGATTGCCGGTGACGAACGGGGCGTGTCGCACGCACACCATCTGCCCTCCGATCACGGTGAGCAGCTCGGTTTCGGCGATGGCGTCCTCACTGAGGCCGGGCCGGGTGCGCACGTAGAGGCACACGTTGCAGACGAACTCGGTCATGCCGCTGCTCCGTTCGTCGCGTGGATTGGGTCGGTCTCCGGCTTCTGGCAGCGTCGTCCGTAGGTCCCGACCTTGCACGGCACGTGGTCAGGCATGCGGCCTTCCTGGATGTGATTCACGGTGAACGGCTGCGCGGTGGCCCCGTACTTGACGGTCTGGATGAGTGCGTCGTACATCTGTGCCACCCTCATTCGGTCGGTCTCACCATCGAAGGCGTGCGGGTACTGCGCCGCGAACTCGTCCGGCGTGCCCTTCTGCGGATCGACGCCGATCGCCACGGCGAGAGCGCGGAGGGCTTCCACGTCGTCGCTCTCCAGGAAGCCACTGCCGAAGTCCATAGAGTTGGCAAGGGCGTCGAACAGGCGCTGGGCGTCCTCGAACCGGAGGGCGACGAGGCCAGGGCGGTCCGCGTAGGCGCGTGCCGCGGCGAGCGCTCCGTCCCATTCGACGGACGGGTAGCTGTAGCCGAGGATCCGCAGGTGCTTGCGGATCGCGATGTTCAGGACGTGATCAAGTGGTCCGAGGCTTCCGCCGCTCATGCTGCTGCTCCTTCGCGGTTGCGTCGTGGTGTGCGGGCGAGCCGGTCGGCGACGTCCCCGAACCGGTAGGTGGGCACGGCGACGGGCCCGTGGTTCGGGTCGCGTTCCAGCTCGCCCGTGTTGGGTTCGCGCCACACCTGCCCGCGGGTGCCGATCTGACCGCGGGCGGCCCACATGCCGATGAGCCGGCGGATCTGGTCGGTGCTGCGGTCTCCGCCGTCGAGCCGTACCGCCAGGCGCGCAGCTTCCGCCTCGGTGAACAGCTTGTCGTTGAGGTGCCGGCGCAGGATTTCAAGGCCGTCAGCCACGTTCCAGGTGGCACCGCAGGTTCGCTCGGGACAGCGGATGACCTGCCGGCCGAGCGAGGCGTAGAGCACGCGCCCGCAGTCGCACACTCCCACCAGCACCTTGTCCGCCGGCCGGTCGACAAGCCGCTCGAGCTGGGCGCAGGCGTCGTGCAGTTCCTTGAATGCCGCGCCCGCGTCCGGGTGCTTGCGCAGCGCCTGGGCGTGCCCGGCGAGCCATCCGCAGGCCTCCGCCAGGGCCGACGGCGCCTCCTGATCGCGCAGCCCGGCGCACGAGGGGTGCTTGCACCGGTTGCCCTGCCGCAGCTCGTCGCCGGGCCGCACGGGCGGGCACAGCGGTCCTTCGATCGGCCGCCACGGCTCGGGCTCGGCCGTGTAGCCCTCCTCGATGAGCGCCCTCATCCAGCCGCCCACGGCGAGGCTCACGCCGGCGTACCGGGTCGAGGCAGTGAGGTCCACGGGCAGGGATTCGCTGTTGCCGCCTCGGGAGCCGGTGCCGTAGCGCGTCTGCCGGGCGAGCACCGTCCATGCGTCCTCAGCGTGCCCGGCGGCCTCGGTGAGGGCTTGGGTGAGGTCGTGGGCGCAGTGGTGGCAGGCTACGGCGTCGGTCGGGCGTCCGCATCGCACGCAGGTCGGCTTGTCGGTCACGGGCATCCCTCCGTGTGCTCGTCGGCGCGCTGCACCAGATCGGTGAGGGTGTCGTCATCGCTGAGCGGCCATTCGGCGCCGCAGGTGCGGCAGTCGAGCGAGGGTCCTTGGTCCATCCACAGGTTCAGCGAGACCTCGTACCGCTCGCGCGCCTCGGCTGCCGCGCGTAGCCGTCGCAGCTCGATCAGCTCGTCACGCAGCGCGTTGAGGTCGGTCGACATCATGATCCGGAGATGGCCCGGAATGACGTCGTTGCGCGTCCACGGCCCGTGTTCGATGATCTGGTCGGCGAGGGTCACTGGCCTGCCTTCCGTTCGTCGGCGCGCCGGTTGATCTGCTGGCAGGTGCTGGTGCATGGGCAGGCGTAGCCGGGTCCGGTACCGATGCAGGATGGCGCGCCTGGGCGGTCTTCGTCGGGGTGCAGGTGCGCCTGGTGGTTGCAGTCGGGGCACCATTTGGCGGGTTCGGCGCGGAATGCGGGCTTGCAGCAGTGCGCGGCGGTGATCTCCGACGCGTACTCGCTGTTGCAGCGTGGGCAGATGTGGGTCACGTCCGGGTCGAGGCCCGGATCTGCGCGGTCGTGCTCGTCGACGCCCAGTTCTGCCGCCGCGACCCGGAGCATGCCGCGTACGGTCGCCGAGCCGAGACATTCGCCGTCGCCGTGCAGGCCGATCCAGGCGTCGAGCTGTCGCCGGACGTGGGCGAGTGCTTCGGCGGCGCCGCCGGTGTGGTCGACGTCGAGGGTGGGCGGCAGCACCGTGAGCACCCGGTTCGGGTTGTTCATGAACCGCGCCTTGATCTCGTCGTATTCGGCGGGCGTCAGCGGGGTCGGGGGCTGGATGATGATCGGGCGTACCGGGCCGTGGACCCGGTCGATCTCGTTCAGCGCTTCGACGATCAGCGCGGCGTCGGCGGGGTCGAAGCAGACGCCGATGTACTGGTCGTCGCGGCAGATGGTGACGCCGTGGTGGTTGCCGACGCGGTAGGTGGTCACGGCTGCTCCAGTTCGGGTCGTGGTGCGACGGTCTCGCCGTCGATGACCTGCCCCAGTCCGCACATCTGGCGGATGCGTGCGTAGTCCTCGGCGGTCAGGATCGGCTCGTACTTCTCGCGGAGGATGCGCTCGAACTCGGCTGGGCTGGGCAGGTTGGCCTTGAGCGCGTTGACGTCGATCGACGCGGCGATGACGTCGTGGATCCGGCCGATGTCGGGATGGCTCACGGCTTGATCGCCTCCCAGTCGGTGACGGTGACGGTGCGTCGGTGCAGGTGGGGGCCGTCGGTGAAGGTGCCGCAGCAGCGGGCGGCCTCGATGAGTGCGCGCGCTTCGGCTTCGGTCTCGTACTGGCTGGCGTGCGGCTTGCCGGTCTTGCGGAGGGTTCCGGTGACGCGCCATTCCTCGTAGGTGGTCACGGCTGCTCCTCGCGCGGGGTCAGGCCGCACGTGACGGCGTCAGGGTTCATGGTCGTCAGTTCACCTGCGGGTAGCTCGGTCACCTCGCGGTAGCAGCAGCGGGTGGTGTCGCTGTCGTGGATCAGGTGGACGATGTCGCCTCCTGTGCCGTTCTCCGGCCATACCGTGCCCAGATCCACCGGCGGGACGGTTTCGGCCGCCAGCGTTGAAATGGAAGCGCTTACCTGATCCTCTGCGGGGAAGTCCTCGACCATCGCGGCGACGATTTGCCGCAGCAGTTCGTCTCCGTCGGCCTGGGACAGGTGCGCGTGGTTGTCGATCGCGGCGTTCGGGCACGCCGGATCGGTACACCGACCGTTGGCCGCACGCGGCGCCGGCCCGGCGTCCCGGGGGATGAGCGCCAGGTCGTAGCCGAGGGCGGCGGCCATGCGGGTCAGGTCGTCGATCGGCCTGCCCAGCTCGGCGCGGCTGATCCGCGCCTGCGGGATGCCGGTGCGGTCGGCGAGCTCGTACTGGGTGAGTCCGGCCTGCTGGCGGAGCTCGGCGAGGGTTGGTCCGTCGATCCGGATCACGTGGTCCTCCGGTCAGGGGTGGCCGGCCATCCGGTGCCGGTCGGGCGGCAGCCGGGCCGCTGACGGCGGACGGCGTAGACGTCGAAGTCGAGGGCGTCGAGGTGTTCGATGAGGGCGGCGGCGGGCAGGGCGACGCCGTGGATTTCGCGGCTGCACAGGCCTTTGCGGGTGATGTGGCAGCGCGCGCCGACCTGGTCGAGGGTGAGTCCTGCGGTGCGGCGGAGGTCGCGCAGGAACAGGCCGAGGCCGGTGCGTGGCAGGCGCAGGGCGCCGCGCTGGTTGTGCAGGTCGGTCACCGGACCACCGCCGCGATGAGGAGCGCCACCAGCGCGAGGACGGGCAGGCTGAACACGAAGAGGGCGTAGGGCGCTGCGATCTCGGCTTCGGTCTTGCCGTGGCACGGGCACGGTTCGTCGTCGGTGGGCATCACGGTGTCTCCGTTTCGGCGGCGAGGCGGGCTCGGTCGTAGCGCACGCCGTTCTCGCCCCGGCCGCAGATGTTGCACCAGGCGGGCTGGTGGTCGCGGTGCTGGACGAAGCTGTGCGGTTTGGGGCAGGCGTCGCGGATGGCGTCGGCGAGGTCGAGGCGGGCGTCCACCGCCTTGCGCGCCAGCTCGGTGATCCGTTCCTGCGCGGCCGGGAGGCGGGCCTCGGTCTCGACGGCCTCGGCGAGCAGGGCGAGCGGCCCGAGGCGGAATTCGATGTTCCCGGCGCGCAGTTCGGCGTAGACGGCCTCGGCGATGCGCTCGCGGGCGCTGAGCGGAAGCCAGAGATCTGCGTCGGCGGGGGCCGATCCGGCACGGGTGACGCCGTTGAAGATCAGCGAATAGACGCGTTCGGCGAGCGGTGTGCGGCCGGTGCTGGGCTCGGTCACGACGCCTCCCGGGCTGCAAGGTCGATGCCGAACTCCTCAGCCACGATGGCGACGACATACGACGGTGAGACGCCTCGACCGAGGGCTGCGAGGACGGCCGTCAGCGTCTCGCGGCGCGCGGCTTGCTGATCGGCTCCCCAGCGGTCGACGAAGCGCTGCTCGATGTCCTCCAGGTCGGGATCGCGTTCCTGGATCGCTTCGAAGCTGAGGCGGATGAATTCCTGCGCGGTCAGCGTGCTCATGTGGTCTCTCCGGTGGTGTGTCGGGCAGGGTGGTCGGCGGTCACGACGGGTCGGCGGCGTGACGGTCGACCGCGAACTTGCCGCGCCAGTTCGGCGTCGTCGCGCCAGTCGCGGGGTGCGGATCTGCCAGGTGTGGCCGCCGCCGCAGCGTCCGTGTCGGGTAAGGCCCTTCCACTTCGTGCTGGCCGCCTTGCCTCCGCATTCGGGGCAGCGTCGGCCGTCGGCGACTTCGATGGCTTGGGCGATCTGCTCGGTGACGGCGCGGCGGGCGTCGGCGCGGGCGACTCGCATGCCGGTGCTGTAGCCGATGTTGAGCAGGTGCCGGACCTGGATGGCGTCGAGCGGGTTGTGTCTGAGGATGGCCTGGTTGAGCATGGCGCGGGCGACGTCGCGGTCGTACTCGGCTGCGTGGCGTTCGATGTAGTCGGGTAGCTCGGGCGTGCTCATGAGGCTCTCCGGGATTCGAGGTGGACGACGGGGGCGAGGTGTTCGGCGGCGCAGACGCGGCACCGGTCCTTGCCGGGCAGTGGCGTGTGATCGCAGCGGCGTGGCCGGTGGGGCGGCGGCTCGGGGTCGGGCGGTCCGGCGCGGTGTTCGCGGCGGCAGAGCGCGCAGGCCGCTAGGCCGTCGGGGCGGGTTTGGATCTTGATGCCGTGGGCGCATTTCGTCGGGCGAGGAGATGAATCAGGGGTTGGATCTTCGAGGGTCACGCGCGGACCAGTTACGTCCGCTGAAACCCCAGCCATCTCTTCTCCTTGATTCAGTCCTACTTCTCCTCCTTCTTCCTCGGGGTCCCGGTGAGTGGGGTCCGTTTGACCCGGTGAGTGGGGTCCGTTGGTCCGCTGAGTGGGGTCCGTTGTGCCCACTGAGTGGGTCCCATTCGGCTCCGTGCGGGGTGCTTCCTGGTCGTAATGGGTCCCACTGAACGGGGTCCATTCGTCGCCGGAATGGGTCCCGGTGAGTGGGGTCCGTCGAGAGGTGAGATTGAGCGCGTAGACGGCGTTGCGGCCCGGCGCGGCGGGCACCAGGACCGTGATCGCGCCCGCGTCCCGCAGGGCGCCGAGCGCCCGGGTGACGGCCTTGAAGGCGCGCCGCCGCTCGGCGATCTCCTCGAAGTCCTGGGTGTGCTTGTCGGGCACCATGCGGCCGATCGCGAGGGCAAGTGACTCCCTGCCGCCCCAGAACGAGGGTCGCTCGCCGTCGTCCTTGGAGGTCACGGCCATGTAGGTCAGCAGGCGGAACGGCGCGTCGTCGAGGTCGTGCCACAGGGCGTAGACCAGCTTGACGTTTCCGGCACCCATTAGGCGTACGCCTGTTCGGTGACAGATTGCACGGCGTTGCGGGTTGCGTGCGAAGGGGTGACCCATGCGAACATACGCGCACGGCTCCTTCCGGTTCGTGTGCCTAGCAGTGGGCGAATCGGTGGTTGAGCTAGCGGGACGGGTGTTAGCGCACCCGTTCCGCCCAACCAATTCTCCCAGCTCACAGCCCATCGCACGCCCGTACGAGGCGCGCCACGCCGGTCATTCTCTGTCGCTTGGATCACCATTTACCGCCCGCGAATCTTGACAACGTTTCAATGGGAATGCGGCCCGGCCGCCGAATTGCGCTGGAATGGTTCAGCCGGGTGTCAGGCACCCCCTTTCCTTCCCGCTCACCTCTAGTCGAGCGTCAACTGTACCCGCGACATCGAACAGGGTCATCTGCCCCTCAGCCACCACCGCCGCCCGAACCGACCACACCAGCACCGACGGACACTCCCGCGACCACACGAGGCCGTCCTTGCGCGCGCAGGCCGGCCCGATCCGCCGCGCCCGCCACAGAGGCGAACGCAGCGGACGACGACACACGACGGTCACGACGCCTCGCGCTCCCCGGCCTGCCGCCGCTGGATGTCCAGCTCCGGCAGCGGCGCCACCAGCGTGAGCGCTGGCATATGCCGGTCGCGATGCGTCCGGCAGTAGAACCGCTTCGGCTCGTCACACGCCGGGCAGAAGTGCAGCACCAGCCACGTATCCGACGGCGGGCACGGCGTGGACACTTTGTGCCGGTGCGGGCAGCACGGCAACGACGGCCAGCCGGTTGACTCGTCGACCTTCGGCAGCGCGCTACCCACGGCCCAGCTCCAGCCGGATCTCGACCGCGCGCCGGTGGTCGACGTACCGGTGCTCCCAGCCCAGCTCCTCGTCTTCCGGGCTGAGCACGTCCCACGGCCGGGCCTCGCCGGGCGCGTACCGCGGGACGATCTCCTCCAGGCGTTCGGCCCAGGTCTTGCGGCGCGGCTTGGCGGGCGCGTCGAATAGGGCGCCCTGCTCCGGCGCGGTCACCGCTCACCGACCGGCGGGATGCCCAGATCGTGCGGCCGGTGCGGATAGTCCCGACCGCACGGCGCCGGAGAGAACGTGACGACGGTGCCGGAGCAGCTCAGCGGCCGGTCGAGCGCGGCGCAGAGGCGTTGGTACTCGGGGCAGTCGAAGGTGTGCAGGCCCTGCGGGTCGCCGAACGCGGGCTCGCCCGCGCAGCAGTCCATCTCGTCGGTCGGCTCGATCACCGGGCACCCCCGACCTCGGCGAGATGGTCGTCCGCGCGGGCCTGCGCAACCTCCCGCAGCGAGTAGATGCCGTCATAGCTGCCGCGGCGGCCACCACCACACGAGCAGCGCCAGAAGAACCACGGCCACGTCGGCGTCAGCTTGACGTCCTCAAAGACCTCGACGACGTGCTCAGCCAGCGTCAGTTGCTCGTTCACCGGGCATCCCCGACCGAGAACAGGTCGAGCTGCACCGGCCGCTCCCGAGGCCGCAAGCACTCCCACACGTCCGCGGCGGCGTCCCGGCACCGCCGCTCGACGTTTCCCCACAGCTCCCCGTGCGCGAGGATCTCCTCCCGGCCCGGCGGCTTGTCGCACCGGATACGCCGGTCGCTGTGCTCCATCGTGATCAGCGACAACCGGCGCCGCTCGACGTGCAGCGTGCGGCACGCATCGACCAGGCCGGCCGGGACGGCGTCGACGGCGGCCTGGGCCTCGATGGCGCGCGTACGGATGGTGACCGCGACCCGCGTCGGGCCTGCGCCGGTGTAGTCCTTGATCAGCATGCGGCCGTCGCGGATGTCGTACGCGCGTGTCACCAGGCCGGGGACGTAGATGGTGCCGCCGCCCCCGTACTCGCCGTCGAGTGGGTGCTGGCCGGCCCAGATCGCGGCGAGGGTGACGGAGTGGTGCAGCAGGTAGACGCCGGACGCCCAGACGACCGTAGGGGTCGGTTCGCTGGCGGTGGCGAGGACGCCGTTCGCGACGGTCCACAGCGACCAGGCGCGCTGGCCGGCCTTCACGGCGTCCCCCAGGTGGAGATGTCCGGCACGGTGACGACCGGCATCGGCTCCCACGCATCGCCGTACCCGGCGTCGTCGCCCAGGTCGCCGTACGCCTCGCCGCAGTCGTCGCCGCAGACGTCCTCCTGCTCGCCGCAGTCGGCGCAGGTGTGCAGGTCGTCGCAGCCGTCCCAGCAGGCGTAGGCGTGCTCGCGGATGCGCCAGGCCTCGTCGTCGACGGGGCTCACCACGCACACCCGCACAAGCCGTTGGACGCCGGCACCTGGAAGCACATCCCGCACGCATCCCGCGCGGTCTTCCCGCGCGGCATCACCTGCGGCATCTCACCGGCCGCGGCCGTCCGCTGCGCGTCGCCGCAGCACTCCAGCACGGTGACTGTGTCCTCGCCGGGCGCGTAGAACACTTCGGCGCCCGCCTCGAAGACCTCATTGCAGTTGCGGCAGCGCCCGGAATACTGGGCGGTGAAGTGGCTCATCGGCTGCACCTCCGGCGGTCCCACCGGTCCAGCACATCCGGCAGCGACGACACGGCCAGGGCCACACCGAGCAGGTAGCCGGCGGCCGGGGCCAGCAGCACCGCCAGCACGCGAACCGGGCGGCTCACGAGAACTCCCCGTCGTAGAAGCGGAAGCCCTCCGGGTCACGCCAGTCCCGATCCGTCGGCCAGTAGTACGAGCCCATGTGGCCTCGTTCCCACTGCTGCTGGTCCAGGCTCGGCGCCTCGAGGTCGCAGAGGAACGCAACCGGATCGGGTACCTGCCGCCGGTACTCGTCGAAGACTGTCCAGCCGAGGCGGCCGACCGCCTGCACCCACTGGGCGCGCGAGGTGACCACGCCGAGCGGATGGTCGTCTTCGACGTCCCGGTATCCCCGGAAGCCGAACGACCAGCCGGCCGAGCGCTTGCCGATGTGGTACTCGTCGTACCGGCCGCAGCCGCTGCACTCGGGCTGCCGGAGGTAGAAGTTGGTGCCCATCAGCGGCCACCTCCCGCGCACAGCCACGGCGTCGGGGTCGGCGCGACACCGGGGCGGGGCCCGCCGCTGGCCGCGACGACGACGCCCAGGGCGACGGCGAGCACAGCCAGCAGCAGGCAGGCGACCAGGTTGGCGCGGCGGCGCGTCAAACCGGGCTCGGTCATGAGGAACTCCCTCGGCTAGAAGGATCAGGCAGGGCGCACTGCGCGTGGGCCCGGACGAGGCGGGCGCGCAGCGTGGCGTTCTCCGCCTCGGCGAGCTGCAGCGCCTCAGCGCGCTCGGCGACCGCGTCCCGCAGCTCGGCACGGTCCTGGTCGGCGTCGGCGAGGGCCTGCTGGGCGGCGGCCAAGTCGTGACGGAGACCGGACAGCTCGGCCTCGACGCGGGCCAGCCGCGCCGACGTGGACTCGCCGGACGGTTGCGCATTCGAAATGCGCACCGGCGCAGGCGTCCCGTAGGCGCACGCATAAGTCCCGGTCGGCCGGAACTCGCGGCAGCCGCATCCCGCCTCGTCGCAGACACCGTCGAGGTGCGACCCGTACTCGTCGCCGCACCGGCACATCGCGTCCATCGGATGCTCCATCACGGCCTCCCGCGCCAGCAGTCGACCGCGTACCGGATCAGCGCGTACGGCATCAGCAGCAGCGCGAAGACGAGGACGCGCGGGTCGCCGCAGCGGCGGCCGAGCGGGTGACGGGGACTCATGCGGCCAGCCCCCAACCGCCGACGCTGGCCATCACGTCCGGCGGCCGATGGAACAGCCGCTCGTCCAGCAGATAGTCAGTCGCCGGATTCGGCCGGTTGATCGCCTGCGACCAAGACTTGAGCTGCCGGTCGATCTCGACGAGCTCGGCGGCGATGACGCGGTCGACGGCGGCCAGGTCGTAGGCGAGGCTGCTGCGACGGAACAGACGCGCGAACATCAGCTCACCGCCTGATCGCCGACGCCCACCGATGCCGACACGACTTCCCAGCCGTGCTCGGTCTCGGCCGCCAACTGGTACGCCCGGGCCTGCGCGAGCCGCTCGGTCGCCCAGATCGACTCGGTGACCTCGTACTTGGGCAGGCCGGAGTCCTTCATCACGACCACCCACACCGTCGGGTAGATGGAGACGTGCAGGTCGATCTTCCCCATCAGCCGCTCACCGCCTTGGCGTCGACGAACATGCGGCACGGGCACGCGCCCGCCGCCGTCGCCGATTCGCACTTCGCTCGCTGGTGCTTGCTGTTGATCGCGTGCAGGGCGTCGCCGTGCCCGCACTCGCACACCCGCCGCGACGGGTACTTCTGGCGGCCGGACGCGGCGCCGGGATCCTGGCGGCTCATCGGTTGGGTCCTCTCTCCCGCCAGCGCGGCGGGTGTGCGGCGTAGTCGCCGTCATCGGTCAGGTAGACCCACCGGTCCCGATGGATCAGCACCGCCGTCTCCGCCGGGTCGCCGGACTGCAACACCAGCCAGCCGGCCGACAGCGCCTCACCGCGCCGGGACTCGATCTCGTCGTGGCAGGGCGGACAGAGCAGCAGCAAGTTGCTCGGCAGGTTGGTGTCCGGCCGCTTCGATCCGCCCGCGGCCCGCGGCCGGCGGTGGTGCACGTGATGGTCGAGACCTCGCTGAGGGCCGACTGCGCACGTGCACAGCTCGCACGAGTGCCCGGCCCGCTCGTACACGGCATCGACCGCATCCCGCGCCGGACCGGTGCCCTTGTGCCGGGACTTCAGCGGTGTACGGCGCAGCGGGCTACGGCGTCGCATCGGGCGTCTCGATACCCAGCCCGGCGGCGAGCTCGTCGACGAGCTTCCCGGCCGCCTTCCCGGCCAGCTCCTTCGCGAGCGGGTCAGCCCGGAACGACAGCGTCCCCGGCACGCCTCCGGGCCGGATCGCCAGGCCGGGCACGATGGTCCCGAGGTCGTCGAAGACCTGCCCGTCTTCGACGCGGACGAGCCGGAGGAGATCGCCGACGTACCAAGGCTTGAGTCGCTCAACGGTCTCAACGACCTCGCCCAGGTCGCCGCTGTCGGCCTTCACCCATGCCAGCAGGGCGGCTTCGTCGCAGACATAGACGGCCTGCTGGCTGAGCGGCAGAGTCCACGTCCCGACGTCCTGGAAACGCAACGTCACCGCGCTGCCTTGCTCTTCGTGCTCCCTGCGCGCCCATGCCTCAAGGTCGGCGCGGACGGTAGCCGCGCGGGCCTTCAGCTCTTTCGCCGCCGCTTCCAGCAGCAGGACGCGGCGGGTCATCTCGGCCCGGTTCATTCGGACGCTCCCTGCAGATGGTTGAGGTAGTCGGAGAGCAGCCGCGTGTCTTCGGTGACGCCGATGTGGACGCCCTTCGACCACTCCTCGAAGTCCGCGGCGAGCTGGTCGGGCTGCATGCCCTTGTTCTTGCCGACCTTCGCGATGACGCTGCGGATGGCGGCCGGGTTGACGCCCCACGCCTCGGACGGGCTGGGTTCGTGCTGCGGCTCGTCGCGGTCGGCCTGCCGGTTGCGGACTTCCTCCGCCGACGCGACGCCCTTGCGGGTGTCCGCGGCGCCGACGGCGAGGATCGCCCGGCCCCACGCGGACGTCTCGGCGTTCATCAGCTCGCTGTCGCGGGTGAACTGCGTCCGGCCGGGGAACGGCTCCCATGCCGTGCCCACGCCCGGGTTGGGGTCGTCGGCGGTCCGGTAGGCGGCAGCCTCGAACACGACGAACGCCTTCTCGCCGATCTGCTCCACCCGCCACGGCGCGGCAGGACGGAGACAGCCGTCCGGGTACTTCGCGAAGAACTCCCGCATCCGCGACGCGACATCGTTGTACGAGCCCAGGTCGATGCTCACCGCGCGCTCCTAGCGAGCGGCCGTGCGGCGTCCCGCGCCCACCGCATCCGCACCACCGCGGTCTCCGGGTGATCCCCGAACTCCTGCGCCACCACCGCGGCGCAGCCGGCCACCCCGTGCTCAGCGCGGACCGCGGCGGCGATCGCCGCGCGCAGCTCGGCCGCGTCGTGCGGCTCGCACGCGGACAGTGTGGAGGCGAACAGCGCTTCGGCGCGGGCGATCTCCACGCTCAGGGCGGTCACGATGCACTCCCGATTTCTATGAGGAGTTGCCGGATTCGCTCCCTGGACAGATCCATCGGCTTGCCGATTTCCTCAAGCGTCAGCCCCGCCCCATACGCCTCGCTGAGTACCTCGACAAAGGCCGTCCGTTCGGCAGTTCCTTTCGGGGGCGTGCGCAAAGACGCGAGCGCTTCGAGCGCCGCAATACGTGCTGTAGCGGCGCACTTCCGGAGATCCGCGAATTCGCGGACGCGTGCTTGGGCGCAAGAGGCATGCTCACCGAATCGCGGATCGACCGATTGCGCTGGCTTCTCGTACAGCTTGTCGATGCAGTAGGAGCAGGTCACCCGGCGAGCGTCACTCGCCGGATAGGTATGGAACCGAGTCCGGCCGCACACGGTGGCCGATCCGTCAGTGAGCACGGCGTGCCATGGGCCGGGGCCGCTGGCCGAGCCGATGAGGTGTGGATTGACGGAAGACCGGTCGCTGCCGGGCTCCTTCTTCGCCTCCTCGGTATAGATCTCCTGGTATCGCTCCGGATATTCGCTGACCAGTTGTGTAATCGCTGAGCCGCGCCGACGTCCCCGGGTCTCGCCTGTCGCATCGGCGTAGATGCGGCGGAAACGGTCTCGATGCTCGCCGATGAGCCGGGTATGTGCGCGAGACTGCGCGGTCACGGCGTCACCGCCCACAGCAGCAGCACCGCGGCGGCCAGCACGCCCAGCAGCGTCACGGACGCCGCCCGCGCGCGCCGGTCCCGGCGGCTCACCGCCCGCCGGTACGCCCGCGTCTGCGACCGCGACGGCTGCGCATGCCGGGGCCCGGCGACGGGCCGGTACTCGGCGGCAGGGGTATCCCAGGCTGGGCGCGGCGGTGGCCAGATCCCGATCGTCTGCGGCATCTCGATGGCTGCGTGCCGGTCGGTGGATCGCAGCGGGATCGGGGAGATCGGGGCGGTCGCGAGCATGGGCGGCATGCGCCGGGTGTGGTCCAGGTGGGGGATGACGGCGGTGTCGGCGGTCCGGTGGAAGATCACCCGCGTTTCGGCGGCGGGCTCGTACAGGTCGGTCATCGGCCCAGGCCCTTCTTCACGGCCTCGGCGACCAGCTCGGCGGCGGACGCCCGGACGGCGTCGACCACCTTCTGCTTCTCCGCGTCGAAGACGGCCCGCAACTCCTTGTCCAGCTCGGTGCGCACGGCCTTGGTGATGTTGGCCTGCAGCATCGTGGGGCTGTCGCTGCGGTACTTGTCGGAGCGCTCGTGGATGACCTTGTTGACCTCGGCCATGACCAGCTCGCGCATCGTGGTCGTGCCGCTGGTCGGCTCCCCGTATACGTTGGTCTTGGTGATCGGACCGGTGAGCGCGTTCTCGACCAGCGGCCGGACCGCCGCCCGAATCTCCTCGTCGCGCAGCTCCAGGAACCGCTTCCGCAGACCGCTCCAGTACTCGTCGGCGGTAAGCCTGGCGGTGATCTTCTCGGCCACGATGTCAGCGAGGGTCTTGCCGCGCGTGTTGTACTCGCCGGTCTCGTCGTCGTAGTCCCGGATCTCCTCGCCGATCTCGGCGGTGAGGTCGATGGCGTCGAGGCTATCGACGGTGACGTTGATCTGCATCTCTATGTCCCTCGTGTGCGATGTGCGATGTGAAGTGCGAAGTTCGGGGCCCGGGACGCCGAAGGCGGTCAGCGCCCCGGGCCGTTCCCGGACCGGCCGCAGAACCGGCCCGGGGAGCGGAGCAGCGAGGGCGAGCAGTGGGAGAGCCTCGCCGCACCGCGGGTCAGAGGCCGTCGCGGCGGCCACGGCCCAAGCGGGCCAGGGCACGGCGGAGGCGGCCGTAGTGGCGGGTGTCCGGCCAGTGCCGCACCCCGCAGCGGGTGCACAGCGGGGCCATGTCGACGGAGGCCATCACTCGGCGCTCGCGGACTCGCCGCGGCGGCGAGTCCGGTCCTCGCGGACGGCCATGAAGCGCGCCAGGTTCGGGTTGGCGACCCGGCCCTCGTCCGCCGGCGTCATCCACGCCTTGACCCGCGCCGTCGCCCAGTCGTTGTCCTCCAGCAGCGCCCAGGAGTGGGCGTCGGCCAGCGCGGCCGTCCGGCTGCCGAACGACCCCACGGAGCGCTTCCAGAGCAACTCCTGGCGCCGGGCGGACGAGAAGATCCCCGCCTCGGTCTCAGCGTCGTAGTGCGCCTCCATCGACGAGTCCGGGTCGATCGAGGCGGCTGGAGTCTCGTCGACCAGGCCGTCGTCAGTCACCGCCACCGTGTGCGCCTCCATCCGGGCGCCCGGAGGCGTCGGGTCCTCGTCGGAACGAGAGAAACCCTGCGCGTCGCGGGACTCCAGCTCGGCCACGCGGGCGCGGAGCTGGGCGATCTCCTCATCGCGCTCGTCCGGAGCGGGCATCTGGCGGTAGACCGCAACGCCGATCGGGCCGCGCGAACCGGAAGCGTCACGGTGGTAGACGCCGCTGGTCATCTTCTTCGTCTCGCCCGGCTTGCCCAGCAGGGCTGCGGCGATCACGTCGACGGCGGGCGCTGCCTCGTCGTTGTTCCATGGGCGCGGCTGGATGCTGATGTCGAAGCAGGACGGCGCGGGCTCACCCACCAAGGCCAGCGCATCGTCGGCGAGCTTGTGCAGCTCGGTGGCGATGTTCAGCCAGGGGTCGGGCTGTACGGTGGTCATTGCGGATCGGGTCCTTTCAACGATGGGATGTCTGATCCGTACGGCGGCCGGCCCCGGGCGTGGGGCGGGCCGCTCCTTGCGTCAGGTCGTCGGCAGCCGATCCAGCCAGGCCACCCACGCCGTGTGATCAATCGCCGCGATCAGCACCGCGTACGGCGCGATCCAGGCAGGCAACGCCCACCAGCTCCAATGCCGCGGGACACGCGGCTGCGGGTGAGGCGGCGGAGGCGGAGGCGTCTGCGGCCACGGAATGCCCTCGGTACTCACGCCCCGCCGCCTTCCAGCAGCGGGACCGCGCTCGGTGGTCGCGGCACCGGAGGCGGCGGCGGCCCGGGCGACGGCTGGGGCCGCGGCATCGGCGGATCCGCCGCGAAGCGCGGCACCGCCGGGCGCAGCGGCAGGGAGAACCGGCCGGGGCGGGCCGGCAGGCCGAAGCCGTGGTGCCGGTGCTCACCGCCCCGGCCGGGGCTTGCGCCCGCGACGGGTGCCACCACAGCTCCGTCGCTTCCGCACGCCGCTGCTAGGCCAGCGACGGCAGGGCCGGGCGTCGGCCCCTTCCCTGCGGCTACAGGGGCCGAGGCGGAGCCCTTCTTCGGCGGCTTGTTCGGCGGCCGCTTCGGCGGAGGCGGGGCCTTCGGCGGAGGCGGACTCTTGGGCTTGTTGCTCACTTGCCCGCCTCCGAGATCAGGTCGTCGAGGGCGGCCAGCGCGTCGTGGGCTCGGTCGAGCAGCCCGACCAGCTCCTCGTCGTACGGGCCGAGCTGCCGGACCCAGGTCGCGAGGTAGGCCGGGCCGGAGGTCGGCGAAAGCAGCTCGACGACCTGCAGCAGCCGGAACCGCGCGGCCCGACGCTCGGCCATCTCCACCTCGGTCGGCTCGTCGACCTTCGGCTCGGCCAGCGCCCACCGCGTGCCACCCGGGCCGCCCACGCCAACCACGCGGCCCGCGTCGGCCAGCTCCCGCAGCGCGGGCTCAACCCACGACGAATGCACGCCCGGCATCGGCAGCTTCGTCCACACCTCGACCCGGGTGAGGCCATGGTCGGCGTCGGCGAGCACCGACAGGATCTCGGCGGCCAGCTCGATGCGCTGCGCGGCGGTCGGGACCGGAGCGGCATCCGAAGGCTCGTCCGGCTCCCGCGGCGGGACGGGGGCATCCGCCACGGGAGCCAGCTCACCCGCGCCGGCCTGAGCAGCCGACAGGTCGGCGGCCGGTACGGGGGTCGTGCCCGGGACGGCCGAGGGAGCAGTGTCGGCCTCGACCGGCCCGGGAGTCTGGACGTCGACCAGCTCGGTGAGCGCCCACAGCATGCCGCCGTCGACCTCGCCGACCACGCATGCGCGATCCTCGCCGGCCAGCCGCTCCAAGATGGGGGCCATCCGCACGGTCAGCTCGGCACGCTCGGCGTCAGGCCCGCCGGAGTCGATGAGGAACGCCAGCTGCCAGGCCGTCATGCCGGTAGCGCCAGCCGTGGCCAACGCGCGCAGGACGTCCGGCGTGAGATCGGGCTCGGGCTTCGGCTCGGCGCGCTCCTCGACGACCTCGCGAATCTTCTCGGCGGTCGGCTTGCCCTTGCGTCCGCGCCCGGCAGCCTCGGCTAGCACCTCGGCGCGCTGCTCCTCGGGGACCTTGGCCAGCTCACGAGCCTGAGCCTCGTTCTCGATAGGAACAGCTGTTCCGATTTCCGCGGCCTGGATCAGCTGGCGACCGCGACGGCCGGTGAAGTTCCACCGGACCGCGCAGTACTCCTCGAAGGTGTCGCACTGGGCGCGGTAGAGCCGGTTCTGCTGGATCGCGGCGAGCGCCATGCCGACCTCGATGAAGGTCTTCATGCCGCGCTCGATGCGCTCCTCGCAGTCGGACAGCGCGATGGCCTCGGTCCGACTGAGGACGTCGGCGCCGATGGGGGCGTGGCCGGTAACCGTGGCGGTCATGCCGACACCTCGCGCAGTTGCTCGGCCGTCAGCTCGAACCACTCGCCGTGGCGACGCTCGGCCGCAAACCGACGATGCAAGGCCGACTCGCCGGCCTGGCCGACGCCCGGCAGTGTCCCGAGGATCCGCAGCGGGATGGGGCACATGCGCTGGATTTCGGCCAGCCGGGCGACGGGGTCGCCGGCCACGCCGATCTTCACCAGCCCGCCGGTCGCGGCCTGGATGAAGTAGACGGACCTCGTATCGGCGGACGAACCCTTGACGGCTGCGACGACGCGGTGGCGCTCGGCCAGACGCAGGCCGCGAGGCCCGAATTCGGTGAGGCAGTACTCCTCGAAGGTTTCGTAGCCGAGGGTCGCCCACGCGCCGCCCCTGTGCGCCTGCTTCAGGAGCGCGCCCACGGTCATGAAGCTGCGGGTCGCCGCATTCATCTGCGCAGTCAGCACGCGGGCGTCATCGGCGGAGAGGGGCTTGCCCCAGTCGCGACCGGCGTCGACCAGGGCGGTCGAGCGGGGAAGGGTGGCGGCGGTCATGCGGCACCTGCCGGCCGACTGACGGTCACGGTGGTCTCGACCTTGATCCGGTCGGCGAACCAGCTCATGAGCGTCTGGTGCGTGACGTACTCGCCGGTCCGCTCGGTCAGGTCGGCCGCCATCGCCCGCCAGCTCGTCGTCGCACGACGCGCGGCGACGTACTCATCCAGCGGCCCACCGAGGCGGGTCTCGACGAGCTTGTAAAGGGGGGTGGGCTGGGTCATGGCGAGAAGTATGGTCACCTGGCATCTGACTTGTCAATGGCAAGTCAGATGCCATTTTGGCCATACGGATCGTCATGGATGTGGCACACTAAGCGCTTGCCAAGTAGCTTGCCAACGGCAAGACTCTTGCCATGACGACCGAACCGCAGCCGAGCGCAGACCGGCAGCTAGGGGCGATCCCGGCGGACTCCTTCGCCAACCGCCTGATGCTCACCCGCGCTCACGCAGGTCACCTGTCGATCCGCGAAGCGGCAGACCTGTGCGACCTCGGCCGGGGGGCCTGGACCAACTGGGAGAAGGGAACGCTCCCCGGCGACATCATCGACGTGGCCACGACGGTGGCCAGCCGGCTAGGCGTGGATCGAGACTGGCTACTCTTCGGCGGCCAGCTCAGCCAGGCCGAAAATCGGCCGGCGCGGAGGCGGGGAACCGCCCCGCGTAGTACCCACGGGTGTGCAACGGTACCCGCTGGTAGGGGCCGTGACACGGTCCGCGCGATGGACAACCGGCCACCCGGACGGCCTTCCGCCGCTACCGCCCCGGGCATCATCCGAACGGCCTACCTGCAGCGGCCCGGACGGTCGTAGAGAGGCTGGACGAACGATGCGTAAGCTTCCCCGCTCGGACGACCCTCAAGCCATGGAACTCATCGACGCCTACTGCGAGTCGCTCCGCCAGGCCGGCCGCTCCCAGCAGACCATCGACGGCCGCCGGGCCATCCTCGAACGCCTCGACGGCGCCCTGACGTTCGGGGTCGGCGCGGTCACCCGCGAGGACCTCGCCGAGTGGCTCTACCGCGACAAGTGGAGCCAGAACGCGAAGGCCACCTACTGGCGGGCCATCCGCAGCTTCTACACCTGGGCGTGCAACCCGCGGGACCCGTGGCTCGCCGGCGACAACCCCACCGACGACATGCCGCCCGTTCGCACCGCCGACGGCATCGCGCACCCATGCACCGACGAGGAGCTGCGGCGGATCCTCACCGAGGCGGCCCAGCCCTACCGGCTGTGGGCGCTACTGGCGGCCTACCAGGGCCTGCGGGCTTGTGAGATCTCCGGCCTCGACCGCGAGCACGTCGACGCCCGGCAGTTGTTCGTGGTGCGCGGAAAGGGCGGCAGGCCCAGGACGCACGACACGGATGACGCCGTGTGGCGTGCGATCAAGGATCTGCCGCCCGGGCCGCTGGCCCGCCGGCCCGACGGGCAGCGCGCCGACCCTCACTACGTCGCGGTGTACACCCGCGACCACTTCCACCGCAAGCTGAAGATCAAGACCAGCTTGCACTCGCTACGGCACTGGCTCGGCTGCACCGTCCAGCGCGAATTCCGCAATATCCGGGTCACTCAGGAACTGCTCGGACACAAGCAGCTCTCCTCGACGCAGATCTACACCTGGGCCAGCGACGAGGAGAAGCGGGCTGCCAGGGCTACTCTTCCTCGGCTGGCGGAGGAAGCTCCTCGACCTGAGAGTGAGGCCGGCGGTCGCGTCGGATGACCCTGGTGCGCGGCACGCATGTCCGGCCGCGCACCGGCATGTGCGCGACGACCTCGACCCGGGGCGTGCGGTCCGGGTCGAGGGTCTCGTCGGAGGCGGCGATGATGACGCCGGCCTCCCCGGTGTAGAGGTAGTCGACCGCCTTCTGCCAGTCGTCGCGGATGACGCCGCCCATGACGTAGCCCTGGGCGAGGCAGTAGTCGATGCAGATCTGGGCGTCCGGGAGTAGGCGGTCGGACAGGACGAAGACCATGGCGGTGGTCGGGTGTTTCATGATCTTTTCTCCCCGTTCATCCTAGATAACGGCGGGTAACAGAAGGATCACTATTTCGGTGATCATGCAAGTTGCACATGGGCCTGTTGGCCACCTCTGTGCAGGTCAGAGACTTCAAACGTCACTTTCGGTCACACGTGCTCAACCGAACGTACGATATGAATCACGTTCACTTGCCAGCCCCGTCGGGTCCAAGGTTGGATGGCGCACCTACCTGGCAGATTCACCAGAAAGATCATGTAGCTCTACCCTGGCGGCCCGTGGGCAAATTGGACCTGATGGGCGTCGCAGAGGTTGCGGCGCGATTAGGTGTGAGCAGGTCCAGGGCGGCACAAATCGTCCGCGAGCGTGACTTCCCCGAACCCGCAGCCAAACTGATCGGCATGGACGTCTGGGAGACCGCCGACGTCGAAGAGTGGATCACCCGGCGCCGGCCGCCACCCGCAGAGGGCGAAATCTAGGGCTTGAACCACCAGTCGCCGTCGACCGGATCCCGCCAGCCGCACACCAGCCGGCGCAACGGGAACGGCCCGAACAGCTCGTCCGGCGGCCACGTCGCGCCGAGAACGAGCATGTAGGCCTCGCCGCGCACCTCGGCCACCCGGGCGTACGGCTGCATGCTGACCACGATCGGGTCGTCGTCGTAGGGCGGCAGGATCGTGACCATCTGCCCGAGCTTGAACGCGTCCATGTCCCCTCCGCTGTAGAGGTGAGGTGCCGGGCCGCGGCTCAGCGGGTCCAGCGACCCGGCACCCCGTTCGGGGGGCGGCGGCGGGCTAATCGATCAGCCTCCGCTTCGCGCCAGGACGCGAATATCGCCCACCGCCGCCATCCACATCCGACCAGGCGAAACCGTGAACACTCCAGATGTGTTCACGCTGAACACCGGGTAACGTGAACACACATGGGTGAACCCGTATACCGAGACGTCGCCAACGCCATCCGCGCCGACATCGAAGCCAGACGCCTCGTCGAAGGCGACCGGCTCCCGACCGTCCGCGAACTGGCGCAGCGCTTCGGCGTACCCACCGGCACGGTCGCCAAGGCCATCGACATCCTCCGCGCCGACGGCGTGATCGTCGCCAAGCATGGCCGCGGCCTCTACGTCCGGTCGTTCGGGCGAATCCTGCGCTCATCGCCCGGCCGGCTCTCGCGATCCTGGTGGACCGAGGGCAAGTCGATCCAGGACCACGACACCGACGGCCGCCTCCGCGTCGTCCACGTGGTCGTCGGCGAGGTGCCAGCCGTCGAAGAGGTCGCCCAGGCGCTCGCCGTGCCCGCGGGCGCCGCAGTGCTGTCCCGGGCCCGACGCTTCGCCGTCGAGGACCGCATCGTCCAGGTCGCGACGAGCTACATCCCCCTCGACGTCGTGGCAGTCGCACCAGCGGTCGGCTACACCGGGCCGGGCCCGGGCGGCATCTACGCGCGCATGACGGAAGCCGGCGTCGGCCCCGAGACATACCGCGAGGCGCTGGTATGCCGCATGCCGACTCCCGTCGAGGAGGCGGACTTGGGCCTGCCCAGGGGCACGCCGGTGGTCGCGATCACCCGGTACGCATACACGAACACCAGGCGGTGCGTGGAGGTCAACTTCATGGTGCTGGACGCCAGCGCCTACGAGCTGGAGTACCTGCTCGGCGCCTAGACGCGGATGGGGCGTTACGCCGATCGTCCACTTCGGCGCGCCGATCATCCGATTGTGTCGCCCGACCGCTACCGCCTGTTGCGTCGATGCCTCACCCTGTCATGGCCTCGTCACCGTCGATCAGGGGTCCCCCATGAGCTACCCGCCGCAGCAGCCACCCGTCATGCCCGGCTACACCCCACCACCACAGGGCGACTGGACGCCGCAGGCACCGAAGAAGCGCGGGCCGCTGCCCTGGCTCATCGGCGCACTCGTCGTGCTGACCGTCGCCGTGGGGACGATGATCGCCGTTCTCGCGAGCGGATCGGGCGGATCGGCGGGCAGCGCAGCGCGGACAACTCCACCGCTGCCGCAGGATCCGTGCGGCGGCGGCATCTGCCAGACGACCAAACCCGCGATCTCCGCCGGCTACACACCGAAGCCCTCCGACTTCGCGCTCACCACGAAGATCACCGACAAGCAGTGCTTCGGGTCGGCAGGCTGCAACATCAGCCTCGAGGTGAAGATGGCCTACGGAGGCCAGGACCTCTCGGCCGGCGATACGTGGCTGATCACCTACGAGATCACGGGCGACGAGTCAGGGCCGATCGTTGGCAGCATCGAGGTCAAGGGCGATACCTACGAGGTCAACCGTGAGTCGCTGTCGACGAAGAACTCCAAGACGAAGATCGACATCAAGGTTACCGACGTGGAGAAGCGCGGCCTCTGACCCGGGCACGACGAAAGCCGCCCTCCCCGGCCAGTGGCCAGGAAGGGCGGCAGGCGTTTCCCCCGAGTCGGAACCCGGGCTGAGTCTATGCGGCGGCGATCGTGGACCTCGCCGGCGCCGCCGCGATGCCGAGGGCGCCGAGGACGGCCGCGGCGATCAGCATCCAGTCGGTGCCGCTGACGCCGCCGTCGATGACGGTCGCGGCGACCTGCAGCCCGGCCAGCGCCGCACCGACCGCGGTCTTGGTCCACGGTGCGGACGGGACGAGCGGGACGAGCCACGTGAGGGCCGCCGTGCAGGCGGCCACGGCGATGGCGACGCCTTCGGCGGCGTCCACGTGGTGATCGCCGGTGAGCAGCGGCACCGCGGTGGTCGCGACGGCGTACAGGAACGCCACGAGGCTCTTGCCGTAGGTGGCGAGCATGATGATCCCCTCCTCAGGGGCGCGATGGGCAGTCGAGTCGTCGCCGAAGGTCGGCGATGTCCCGGGCGAGGTTTCGTCCGGAGTCGGTGGCGGGCGGAGATTCCGCCCACGCGTCGTCGAGGGTGCTGACCACCGAGCACCATTTGCGGTCGGACTCGGCGTTGGCGTGCAGGGCGACGATCAGGGCGACGCTGGCGGTCACGATCGACGACAGCAGCATCGCGGCGACGGTGTACCAGGACGGCCGCCTCACCGGTCAGCCGCCGAGTCGCTGGATGACGACGACGGCGACCGTGGCGAGTCCTCCGGCGGAGATGATCCCGACGCCCCACCCGTACGCAGTGCGAGCAGTTGCCCGACGCCGGGGACTCCGACCAGGGCCGCGCCGAGGAGCATGAGGCTGAGGTTGAAATCCGCCGCCGGCACGATGAGGGCCTGGTGCAGGATCAGGGCCCAGCCACCCAGGAACGAGATCGCGTCCTTGGCGACCATCCAGGTATCGCGGCGCCGCCGGGCGCTCCGGGCGCTCATGCATGCCTCAGCCTCTCGACGGCGGACCCGCGGGCGGTGGTCACGCTGCCGGCGCGGCGAGCTGGCGCAGCGCCCCGACCAGCGCCGCCTGCAGCGCCTCCGGCGTGACGTCCACGCCGGGCAGCGCGGCGGCGAGCGCGGGCACGAGCGCGGCGGCCAGCGCCTGCTCGTCGACCGGATCCTTGCCGGCAGCCAGCAGCAGCGCGGGCACCTGCCGGTTCGTCAACGCGTCGGTCCGGGCCCCGACGGTCACAACCTGGCCGCCGGCCGTCGATCCGTTCGAGAGCTTGTAGGCCCAGACGGCCTTGGCGATGTCCTCGGGAGTCAGCACGAGCTCCTCCAGCTTGTAGTCGAAGGTGGTGTTGTCGTCGGCGCTCTGTGACCAGGCGCCCTCGAAGTGGACGTGTTCCGTGTGGGCCGACGGACCCGTGTAGTCGGTCGGGGCGAAGTCGTCGCGCTGGTGGTACATGGTCCGGTTGTAGATCATGTAGCGGATCACGGTCGCCAGTGCGGGCAGGCGCCGGATGTGGTCGACTAGGTCCTGCGCGGACACGTCCGGGTCGCCGAGGTCGGAGTCCATGTCCCAGGCGCGGGCCTCGGGCAGGTCGTCGGGGTCGCCGTCCCAGGCCGGCCGGGAGCCGGGCGTGTCGTCGGGGTTGTGGCCGCTGGTGCGGGTCTTGTGGGCGGCGTCGCCGATCGTGCCGTCGGATGTCCGGTCGCGGCCGGGGAACGCGGCGTCGACCTGGGCGCGCAGGTTCTGCAGGCCGCGGGTGAGGGTCCAGTCGCTCATCAGTGATCGTTCCTCGCTTCCCAGCGCAGCGGGTAATTGGACGAGGCGAAGATCTTCCCGGCGCCGGGACCCTTGTGCGCGAACGCCCAGACGACGCTGCCGCTGTCGAGATCGCCGGACACCACCGAGATGCCCATGCGGACCACGCTGCCGATGAACTGGTCGTTGCCCGCGTAGATCGACGGGTCGCCCTCGCCCGCGGCGGCCGGGGAACTCGTGCCCGTCGAGGCGAACCGGACGATCGTGCCGCCCACCACGACGACCAACTCGTAGAAGTCGGTCCGCGCCGCGTTGTGGTCGAGCAGGCAGCTCACCCAGATGCTCACGTCATCGCCGGCGGAGGCCGGCAGCGACAGCGTCGGGCCGCCGGAGACGATCGTCCAGCCCGCATCGTTCGGCATGGTCAGATCGCCGGAGGTGACGTAGGCGCGGGCGAACGTCGCCGCGGTCCCGCCGCCGCCTGCCACGGTGGCCCACTTCGTCCCGGTCGCCTGCGCGCTGTCGGCGGTGAGGACCTGACCGTCGGAGCCGACCGGGAGCCGCGCCACCGTCGCCGAGGCCGTCGCCACGTACAGGTCGCCCTTGGTCGTCAGCGTGGAACGCTGCTGCGCGCCGGTGATCCGGGAGTCGTCGCCCGCCGCGACCGTGCCCGTCGTCGTGCCGACCGGCAGCACCGCGGCGCCGCCCAGGCCGAGCGTCGTCCGGGCCGCCGCCGCATCGGCGGCGGTGATCAGGGCCCGGCCCGTCGCCGTCGAGTCGGAGATCGTGGCCGCGGCCGGCGCGGTCGGCGTGCCGTGGGTGTGGTTGCCGCGGGAGTAGGCGGTGGCGTTGCCCGCCGACGCGCTCTGTCCGTAGGCGGTTTCGCTGACCACCGTGCCGGACGGGGCCGCACCGCCGCCGCCACCGCCGGTGATCTTCGCGCCGCTCGCGTCGGTGACGTCCCCGTCGATGTCGAGTGCCGCCACGCCGCCGGCCACGCCGCGGGAGGTGAGCGGAATGTACGTCTGGCCCGCCTCGGCGGCGCCGTCCCATTGGATCAGGTCCGCGAGTTCCACCGAGGTGCTCTGGTAGTCGAGTTGCAGGGTGCCGGTGCGTACGCTGCCCGCGACCTGCGCTTCGACGGTGTAGGCCCAGCCCTGCGGAGTCCACTGCGGGTCGTTGGTGGCTGGGAGCTGGATGCTGGCGGTGCCGTCCTGGGCGAGGTAGGCGGGCAGCGAGACCGCGGGCACGATCGAGCCGTCGGTGGCACCGTTGAGCGGGCTCGGGACGGTGAAGACGACCTTGCCGGTCGCGCCGCCGGCGGGTGGCACGTCGAAGCGGATCGCGACCGTGACGAGCTGCAGGGTTGCGGGCCAGGCCATCAGCGATTCCTCGTCAGCTCGGGATCAGGGTGATCATGAGGAAGGCGGGCGCGTTGGCGGAGGCCCGGACCCGGTGCGCCGTGCCGGAGCCGCCGGTCCGCTGACCCGTCAACACGAAGGTCTTCGAGGCTGTCGCCCCGGCCGTGTACTCGCCGTACGCGACGGTCGTGAAGCCATTGCCGGTGGTGGCGCCGACGTAGACGTTGGTGAAGTTGAGCTGGTTGCCGCTGACCGTGTCCTCGCGCAGCCGCAGCCCGGACAGATCCGCCGCGACGTCGGCCGACACGCGGCCGTTGAAGTACACGCCGTACGTCAGCCCGTTGATCAGTGTGGCGGCGATCGTCGCCAGGCTCGTCTCCGTGCCGCCGTATGTGGTGGTGTCCGCCACGATCGTGCTGATCGCCACCCGCGTGGCGATGTACGACCACGGAACGATGTCACCGGCAGCCACGGACGCTCCTCACTTGCCGAATCGCTTGGGCTGGAAGATCTGCACGGCGGCATTGGAGAGTTGCGCCTTGACGATGCCGTTGACCGAGCGGGTGACCGTGGCCGTCTGGGTGTACGGGCCAGTGCCGCTGGCGGAGGTCATGTTGGTGACCGTCATCCGCTCCCCCGCGACCAGCACGTCGTACGGCTCCGAGGTCGTGGACCAGACGTCCCTGACGCTCACCGTCGAGAAGGTCAGCGAGGTGGCCGTCGACGTCGCGCCGGCGCCGAGCGTGGTGCTCGCCGACCCGGCCAGGTAGCCGGCGGTTTCCGCGCGCAGCACCTGGAAGACCTCGGCCGGGACGCATTTGAGCGTCGCCGTGTCCTGCGCCGCGTCGCCGCCGCGCTGGATCTGCACGACCATCAGGTAGATCGTGTCGGCTTCGAATCCGCTGACCGTGATCCAGTCGCCGGGGCGCATGGCGTTGACGGTGCTGCGGTAGGACGGGAAGGCGAGCAGGTTGACCACGACGGACTGATACCGCGGCCGGTCGAGCGTGCCCTTGGCCAGTTCCCACGATCCGCGGTCGACCATCTGGTCGACGCTGAGCAGGTTCACCGCCAGCGGCCGCTTGTACCGGCCCACCCCGCTCGGCGGGGCCGCGGTCGACAGCGCGCCGGACGTCTGCTCAACCCGGACTTCGGTGCCGTCCCAGTTGGTGACGGTGATGTCGTTGGCGACGTCCACGTCGTCGATGACCTTGGTCAGCGGCGGCGAGACGTCAACACCGTAGGTGAGGTTCAGCACCGGGGTGGAGTTGAGCAGGTTGGCGTTCATCCGCATCATCAGCGCGATGCCGGTCGGCTCGTCGTAGAGGATGCCGTCCTCGGATACCACGCATTCGGTGATCAGGTCGAGCAACTTGCCCGGCTTCTGCCGGCCCATCGGCACGCTCGTGCCGGTGCTGCCGCCGTTGTAGCCGACCAGCCCGGCCTCGGTCATCAGCCGCAGGAACCTCAACCCGGCCTTCTCGTTCAGGTAGCCGTTGAACGACAGGAGCGGGGACCCGTTGAGCAGGTCGGTGCTGGTGTCGCTGACGGCGAACATGTGGCCGTAGGCGGCGCCGGTCGTCCATGCGTTCCCGGATGCGGTCCAGGCCCGAGGCCGCCCGGTCGTGCTGGACGAGAACGTGGCCGAGGTGCCGGTGATGATCGAGCCGTCCTGCACGTACCAGGCCGGCTCGTAGGTGACCGTCGACCCGGACACGGTGACCTTCATCCGGCACCGGACCCACTGGGTGACCGCCAGCGACCCGTACGAAGTGGCCACGTTCGAAAGGAGGGTGCCGTCGCCGTCGGTGACCTGCCAGTTGAACTGGGTGTTGTTGACGTTCCACACCCAGGTCCGCCCGGCCGTGTCCGTCCAGCTCATGATCGGCAGGAAGGACGCGCTCGACGGCAACGCCGCCAGTTGGGTCGTCCAGCAGATTTGGAAACCGTTGGCGTGCGCACCGCGGAACCGGCCACCGATGACTCCGTCGGAGCCGATCGAGACACTGCGGTCCGACCCGCCGGCGCCCTCGTCGCCCTGCAGCGTCACCGTGCCCGAGTAGGTGCCGGCCGGGATGCCGCTGACGATCTGGGCCAGGTTGGACGCGGTCGACGCGTCCTCGAGCGGGTTGTAGCCGAGCAGCGAGGTGTAGGAGCCGATCTGCCGCCGCATCGGCGAGTCGAGCGGGTCTTCCCACCGGGACATCCGCTGCAGCAGCCCGGCGCCGGTGACCGCCATCGTCGACAGGCCGCGCACGCCTGGCGTGTGGTTGATGCTGCGGTCCGGCTTCCATGACGCGGCCTCGGTGGTGACCAGCGTGGTGCCGTTCATCTGCAGCCGGGCCGGCGTGTTCCGGCCGATCTTGCCGTAGAGGGCCGACGCCGGGTTCGTCGAATCCATCGACAGGTCGTCGTTGTTGAGCGTGAACGCCAGCGCGGACGGCTGGACGCCGGTCTCCGGGTCCGGGCCGATCTGCACAGACCAGGACTCGCCCTCCAGTGACGTGTACGTGGTCCACGCGCCGTCGACGTAGAGCTGCGTGGTGATGGTCGGCAGCGCCATCAGGTGAACCGGATTCCAAGCTGCGCGGCCCGGCCGCCCTTCGCCGACACCCGGGACGCGATCGCCTGCACGAGCGCGTCGAGGACCGCATCGCCGCGGATCGGCACCCAGCCGCCGCCATCGCCCGCGGACGCCATCCCCGCGCCGCCGCCGGAACCGGACCCGGCCCGGCTGATGGACGGGATGATCGTGCCGTTCTGGTTCGGCACGAACACCTCGGGCCGCTTCTCACCCACGATGTAGGGCATGCCAGCCTTCACCGGGCCGCCAGCGGCCCGGCGACCCAACAGCTTGGCGACATCGACAGCGGCGCTTGCCCCGGACACGCCGACCGTCACGCTGATGTGCTTGGAGTTGGGCAGCTTCGCGATCAGCGCGGCCGTCTTCCGGATCGGGCCATCGGCGCCCGAGGTGTTCGCGAAAATGTGCGCTACGGGGCTCAACCGTCCGTACTTTTCGAACTCGCCCCGAGTGCGGTCCAGTTCGGATCGCACGCTGGCGATCTCACCTTTGGTGAGGCCGGCCTTCTGCAGCGCCCGCTGCAGCGCTGGAGTCAGCTTGCCGTCGGCGCTGACCCCAACCTGGTCGGCCGCGTCACTCAGGTCCAGCGCCGAATCCGTCAGGGCCCGCAGCTTTTCCCTGGCCTGATCGGAGTCCTTGCCGTACTTGCCGACCGCATCGGTGTAGTCCTTCTGCGCCTTCGTCACGCTCTTCTGCGCCTCGACGAAGCGGAAGAGCGGGTCGACCCGGGCGCGCTCCTCCTTGCCAAGATCGATCAGCGCCTCCCGCTGGAGATCGATCGCGGCTGCAGCCTTCTTCGTCTTGTCGGCAACGATTTCCTGCGCGCCGGAAAACCCGGACGCGGCCGAGTTCGCGGTCTTGGCGCCGGCCGCGTACTTGTCGAAGGAGGCCTTCGCCTCCGGACCGAGCAGGCCGAGCTCGGCCAGGCCGCCGTAGACGTTCGTCAGCGTGTCGAGCAGGCCGCCGACGACTATGATGCCGCCTTCGATCAGGTGGAAGACCTGCTCCAGCGCGCTGGCTGCTGCGGGCGCATCGTCGGCGAGGGTGTCGAACACGCTGCCGATGACCGCGCCGAGTTCGGGCAGATTCCGGCGCAGGACGTCGATGACCGGGCCGGCCGCGGCGACCGCTTTGTCGACGCCGCCGATCGCACGCTCGATTAGCCCGGACACGCCCTCGATCAGCGGCTCGACGTAGCCGGAGGCGTGATTGAAGATGCTCGTCAGGTTGCCGGAGATCTTCTCGAACGAGCCCTTGATCTGCTGGATGCCCTTGAGGGTGGCCGGGACGAACGCGGCCGCCGATTTGTTCAGGCTTTCCATGACCGTGTCGCCGAGGTCCTTGGCCGCGGCCTTCACCCGCACGTCGCGCTTCGCCAGCATGAAGCCGCCGATCACGCCACCCGCGGCGGTGCCGCCGAGGACCGCCGCGGAAATGGTGGCGCCGACGGCCGGCGACAGGGCAACGGCGGAAGCAATGACGCCGCCCATGACGCCAGCGCCGATCGGACCGGAGTATTTGCCGGCGGTCTCGCTGAACGACTGGAAGAAGCCCTGAGCGGCTTCCTCGCCGTACTGTTCGAGGTTGGAGAGTTCTTTCTCGGCGGCCTGGATCGACTTGGACAGGTCCGAACGCTGGGATGCCGTGCTGGCTCCGACGTAGGCGACCTTGAGCCGCTTGAGATCGGCCTCCAGCTCCTTGACGCCCTTGGCCGCCTCGGCGACCGGCTTCGGGTCGGGTGTGGGGATCTCGACCGGCTCGGCCAGGATCTTCTTCGACGCCTCCAGCTTGCGCAGGTCGCCCTGGGTGCGGCGGATCGCCCTCGACAGATCGAGCCGGTCGGCCGCGGTCTGCGCCTCGGCGAAGTCGGCGGCAAGCTTCTTCAGCTCCCGCTCAACCGAGTCGATTTCACGGTTGAGACGTTCGACGTGCTCGGCTGCGGTCCGGTTACTCTTACCGAACTTTTCGACCTGCTCATCGGCATGGTCGGACTCTTTGCCGAGTTTCTCCGTCTCGTGCGCGGCCGCAGCGGCAGATTCGCCGACGCGGTCGAGATTGTCGGCGGCGCTCTTGGTGGCTTGGCCCGTCTTGTCCCGGGCGAGCAGGTCGAGGGTGAGCTGCCGCTTGTTGTCCGTCACAGGTCACCCCTTCTGCTTGCGCCAGTGGTCGAGGTGTTCGACGACCTGGTCGAGGGTGAGTTCGTGCAGGACCGGCGGCGGGACGCCGTGATCGGTGAAGACCGGTTCGATGCCGATCAGGAGGTGACGGACTCCGTGCTCGGCGCGGCCGAGGAGTCCGGCTCCGGCGTCTCCGCCGCGCCAGAGTCCAAAGGGACCTCCGGCGCCTCTTCCCAAATCGTGCTGTTGACGACCGGGTTGAAGTCCTTCCACAGCACTTCGTGGCCGCCGCGGTGCACGGCAATCCACATCGCGGCCATGGTCAAGAGGGTGTTTTCCTCACGCAGCCCCCGAACGACCTTGATGACCGGTTGGTCGATCAGCTCTTCCAGTTCGATCAGCTCGCGGCCACGCAGGCGCGCCACGGTGGGCTCATCCCAGAGCCACCATCCATCGCCGAACGCGGCGATGTCGTCCGGGTCGTTGAAGCGGAACTGCAGGCGCTTCAGGCGCATGTCAGCCTTTCGTCATTCGGCGAGTCGGTCGGCGAGGTCGGCGAGCACCACCAGCACCTGGCGCTCGGCGAGGTCGGCGGCGTTGTCCAGCGCCCGCGTGTAGAAGGCCGGCCGGATCTGCTGCGCCACCCACGTCTTGCGGCGGCCGAACACCGGGTGGCGCAGGACGCCGATGTTCAGTGCGGGCAGGTCGCGGCGTTCCCGCTTGCCGACGGCGTGGGTGGCCAGCCGCACCGACGCCTCCCGGGCCGACGCCCGGCGGGTACGCCGGTGGCGGATGCTGCGGGCCAGCGTCGGCCCGTACCCGGAGGGCATCGACCGCTCGGCCTCGGCGGCGATCTCCTTCTCCAGCGGGTCGAGGGCCTTCTCCAGGGCTTTCGCCAGTTCCTTGCCGAGGCCCTTGGCGCCCTCGGCCCGGATGTGCGCGGACAGCTTGCGCAGGTTGTCGATGCCCGCGATCCGCGGATCGATCACGTCGTGTTGCGGGCGATGCCGTCGGAGTCGGACAGCGGCCACGAGATGCTGACGGTGGCCAGCTCGCCGACGCCGTTGCCGAACGGCTGGTGCTGGTTCGGCAGGTAGGAGCCGACGTACTCCGGATTGGTCGCGGTGATCGTGCCGGCGTCCGGCCGGACCTTGACCACCACGGGCGCCTTCGTGGCGTACGCGGTGTACAGGGTGATGTCGGTCGCGCTGGCGGCCCAGTCCTGGTTGAACTCCAACGCGATCGTCGAGTCTTGCAGGCCGAACACGCGGGACCGGGCGGTATCGCCGAACGCGGTGTCTTCGAGGGCCTCGTACTCCATCGGCAGGGTGACGGAGCGGCCGAAGCCGGACATGACCACCGCGTTGATCTCCAACCGGCAGTTGAGTAGTGCCTGGGCGCCCATCTGGCCCCTCCTATTTGAAGCCTGCGACGCAGGCGATGGTGTGGCTGCCGGTGATGGCCGTGATCCGTAGCCGCCACCAGGTGTCGGTGATCGGCCCGGCGACCCGGGTGCCCCAGGTCCCGCCGACGGTGGTGATCGGCCCGAACGTGATCCGGGTGGTCGGCGCGCCGAACGTGTTGTCGACGTTCGACTCGATGACGCCGGTGATGGTGGTGCCGACGGCGAACTCGTGGAACGCGGCGTACAGGTACTGGCTGGCGCCGACCGCACCCAGCTGCTGCGCGGTGCCGGTCGCCCCGGTCGCCGAGACGACCGCCTTGGTCTTGAGGACCTTCCCGCGCACCGCAGCGACTGACGCCAGGCCGGTGCCGCGGGCGGACTGCGCGGTCAGCCGAAACGGGATCAGCTCACCGACCGGGCCGAACGGCTCGTACGACGCCTGCTTCGCCCGGTAGAAGTAGGCCGCCGACGTTTCCAGGCCGTCGAACGAGTTGGTGATCACCTGGGATGCGCCGCCGAGGGCGGTGAACGCCACCGGGTCGACCGCGGCGCCAGCAGCACCTGACTGCCAGAAACCGGCCTCGTCGAGCTGGCAGTCCTCCAACCCTGCCGCCCGGACGCGGGCGGTGCACCCGTACACGGTGGCGTCCAGGGCGTCGTACGACAGGTTCAGCACCGTGTTGTTGCCGTCGCCGGTCATGTCGTAGCCGCCGAACCAGGTGGTGACCGCGAGCGCGGCCTGGCTGCCCACGTCAGGCCTCGGTGGTCTTCGGCGCCTTCACCGCTACAGCCGGAAGCGGCTTGATGAAGCCGGTGTAGAGCAGTGCCGGGATGTGAGTCTCGACCGGGTCGAGCCACACCGTGCCGGACGGGATGTCCTCGCCAGTCTTCGCGCAGGCGATGGCCAGTTCCTCTTGGTCAACGCCGAGGTCGCGGTGCGGGATGACGACCTCGAACGCCTGGAACTGGTCGCCGTAGGCGGCGACGTAGCAGGCCCGGCAGTACTTGATCGGCCGCTTGCCGGTCCCGATCGCCGGCTTGCCGTCGTTGTTCTCGCACATCTTGAGCAGGTCCACGGTGCTGCCTTTCAGGTCCGGTAGGACATCAGTTCGACGGTCAGGGTCAGCACGGCGCCGGCGCCGTCGTCGTCGATCCAGCCGGCCAGGGCGACGGCCGCGACGGTGGCCTTCTTCAGCTCGGCGAGGTCGCCGAGGGTCCAGTTCGCGGCGATGTAGTCGCCGATCACGTCGCCGATCTCGTCCGCGCGGGCCTCGGCGGTCTCGGTGGTTTCCTGGCCCGGCTTGTAGACCCGGATCACCAGCGGGAAGGACAGCTCCTCGGAGCGCCGCACCCGGCCACCCCCGGCGAACGCCTGCAGCGTCACCG